TCATTTGATGTAAATTCTTTATTATTATATAACCACATTATACTGCAAAACTCTCTCCACATCCACAAGAGGCTGTTGCGTTTGGATTAATTACTTTCAAATAGGATCCGCCTAACTCTTCCACATAATCAACTGTGCATCCAAAAACAAACATTTCAGCCATAGGGTCTAACCATAAATTTTCAACAGTAGCTTTTTTATCAGTAACACCCCATTCATATTGAAAACCAGAACAACCGCCACCTTTTACAGATAAAGATACGTTTGGTTTTCCTACTTTCTTAAGATAATTTTTAGCGTTTTGTGTTACGTTTAAAATCATTCCATCTCGCTTTCTTCTTTTGTTTTATATTGCCACTCGTCAGTGTGTCCTACCGACCACTTAGGTTCGGTTTCTACAGCATAATTTTGTGTGCATACTTTAAAGTCGGGTTGTAATAATTTATCTGGGGTTAGCGAACTATCTCGCCAAATAACTCTATTGTTTGGTTGAGCTGCAAATTGACCATTGTCAAGTCTAATAACATTAAATGATTTATGCTCTGGGTCATGTTCAGAAAAGTTTGTGTCAATAATATTTTTATCTCTATGAGCGTTGTCTATTGTAAATTCATATTCGCCTGGGTGCATTTGTTTATCTTTGCCAAAAAACTCACATCTTGATAATAATGGTTTTTGTACTACAGTTATATCATAATCAAAACAATCCCAAAGCTGCAAAACGTCAAGAGGAAGGTCGCCGTGATCTTTTTTCCAGACGAAGGCTGAGAGAGGAAGTTTATCATATAATGCTCCGTAATCTGTTAATAAAGTTTCAAAGTATAATGCTTTATACATTGTTGATTTTACGCTAATCCAAATACCCGGAGTAAGTTCACCATGACCTTTTTGCAGATCATATAGGTATTCTTTTCTGACGTATACGCTAACTGGAGGAAGGGGATGAACTAGAAATGCCATGTTTTTCTTTTAAACACTCCTTGGATGCTTGTATCCAATCTTGAACAGTTTTATTTTCTTTATATTCTTCGTTATTGTCATATGTATTTATAACCCAATTACAACCATCTATTGTTTGACCATGCATGGTTAAAAAATTATTCCAATCAATCCCACTCATCGTCTTCCCAATCCTCATCGTTTGTTTCTGGTACAACTTCGGATCCACAGTTTGGACAAAATGATACAGGTAATAATGAAGGAGTTTCTATTGTAAACTCCCCATCGCAATTATTACAGTATATTTCCTGTTTTCTCATATTTGTGATATCTCCACTCTACATTGTTCTAGAAATTTTATTCCTTCATCAGAACGATATTTATATCTGTAAAAAACACGCTTTGCACCCATTGTATAAATTTGCTTTGAACAATCTAAACAAGGTGCATGTGTAATATACATATCTGCATCCTTGCCACTTTCAATTGCTGCTGCTAGTTTTGCAATTGCATTTGCTTCAGCGTGTATTACCTCTGGTTTTGTTTTTGTTACTAAGGGGTTGCCTAAATCGTCTGTAGATTCAACATATTCACATTCATTCGACCAACCAGATGGCATTCCATTATACCCTATACTGATTATTCGATTATCCTTTACAATGATTGCTCCTACTTTCAATCTTTCAGCAGTTGACAGAGAGGCGAACCTCTCTGCCGTATCCATGTATGCTAGTTGCCATTTATTAGGCTGCGTAGGCATCGTCCCAGGAACCCTTAAGCCCTGCAACTTCATATTCTGTAACACGGTTTTCAAAAAAGTTGGTATGATCTGCGCCATTTAGTACCCATTCAAGCCAAGGTAATGGATTGTCCTTTACCTTAAAGTTTGGTTTCATTCCTAATTGAAGTAATCTTCTATCAGTAATATATCTGATATATTGTTTTACTTCGTCCATAATAAGACCTTCAACGTCTCCCATCTTGTAAGCTAGTTCAACAAATTTATCTTCTAACCTAACAATATGCTTTGACATATCATAGATGTCTTTCTTAAATTCATCATCAACAATACGTGGATGCTCTTTACAGAATGCCTTAAACAATTTTGAGATACCCTCAACATGCATTGACTCATCTCTAATTGACCATTCAACAACTTTACCCATGCCTTTCATTTTTCCATAACGCTGAAAGTTAAGTAGCATAACGAATGATGCAAATAATGCTACACCTTCATTAAATACTGATTTGGCAAGTGCAAGACCTAATCCTCTCATTGTTGATACATCAGAATCAGTCATATAGTCAATCTTATCTGCCATCTCTTGATATTCTAAAAAGGCATGATATTCGCTATCAGGTAATCCTAATGTTTCGTTTAACAATGCGTAAGCACGTTGATGAATACCTTCACGGGTTGCAAAGGAACCTAACATGTTACGAACTTCATTGTTTTTAAACTTAGGAATAAATTGGTCAAAATAGTTTTGACCAACAGCAACGTCAGATTGTGTAAACAATCTAAGAATATTTGTTACATATTCTTTTTCCAAATCTGACATCTTTCCGCCTTTCCAATCAGTAACATCTTCTGATAGGTCAACTTCTTCTTCAATCCAATGTGCCTTTTCATGTCTTGTTGTCATTTCAACTGCCCATGGGTAATGGAAAGGTTTGTATGTTTCTGAAAATTCTAACAATCCACCTTGCTTCTTAACCAATTGGTCAGCGACTGCCATCAAGTCGTTATAGGTTCCAATATGTTTATCATCAATAAAGATTTGAGGTACAGATCTTGCATTAGGTAATTTCTGATAGAATGCAAGTCTCTGTTCTTCATCATCTAGTTTGATTTGTGTATATGCAATGCCCTGTTGCTTAAACCATGCTTTTGCTTTCTCACAAAAGGGGCAGTTTGATTTAGTGTAAATAAGTACGTCCATTTTTTCTCCCAATGTCTTATCTCCTCTTTGTTATCCTTGACAAGCGACACAGTCGTCTTGTTGTTCTTCTGTTCCATTCACAAAGTTTACTTTTTGAGCGTCAATGTTGATAACATTGTCTAGCTTTTCACGTTCAACTTTTGCTGAAACATTTTCTGCTCTATTTGTTGCCTCGGTCCTCAAATAATACAGACCTTTACATCCTTCTTCCCAAGCTCTTAAATGAACCTTATGCAAGTATGCTTTGTCGGCACCTGCAGGGAAAAATAAGTTTAATGATTGTCCTTGACATAGATATTCTTGTCTATCGCCTCCTAATTTAACAATCCAATTTTGATCTAATTCAATAGCTGTTTTAAATACAGCTTTCAAATGGTCATCTAAAAACTCAAGGTGCTGAACTGATCCACCATTCGTAATAATTGAAGACCAAATGTCTGTTGTGTTCTTACCTAACTTTTCTAATTCTTCTTCAAGGTATACATTTTTATTTAAATGCGAACCTACTCTAGTCCTTGATGTAAATGCATTTGCTTTCCATGGTTCGATTGAAGGACTTGTGTTCAATATCATAGAAGAATTGGCGTTAGGTGCAATAGCAAGCATGTGTGCATTTCTACGACCGGTGCCTTTCATATCAGGTGCTTCACCTTTTAATTTGCCTAATGATATTGTTGCACTAAGTGATTTATCTTTCATTGATTTAAAGATAATATCATTGATTTGCACTGCTTCCTCAGATTCAAATGCTACACGTTTCCTCTGCAAATACGAATGGAAACCCATTGCACCCAAACCTAAAGACCTTTCTTGTTGTGCTGAATATCTAGCACGAGAAATTTCATCACCTGCATTATCAATAAAGAATTGAAGAACATTGTCTAGAAAAACAATAAGGTCTTCAATCATTGAAGAGTCTTTCCAGTCATCATACAACTCAAGATTAACAGATGAAAGGCAACAAACTGCTGTACGATCTTCTGATGTTGCGAGATGAATTTCATTACATAGATTTGACCCACGAATCTTCAGACCTAAATCCTTTTGTGTTTGAGGTAACGCTTCATTAGCAGTATCAATAAAATTGACATATGGTTCACCTGTACGATATCTTGTTTCTAAAACTAACTCCCATAGTTTACGAGCAGGCATTGTATCACGTACTTCATCTGTATCTGGGTCACGCAGTTCCCAAATATCACCTGCCTTGACAGCTCTCATAAACTCATCTGTCACATTTACAGCATGATGTAAATTTAAATTCTTTCTATTAACGTCTCCAGTTGGAACACGCATATTTAAAAATTCAATAATATCTGGATGTGAAATATCAATATAAGCAGCGTAAGATCCTTTACGTGTCCTACCTTGCCTATACGCAACCATATCTGCATCTACAGTATGTAGAAACGGCATAGGACCTGGTGCTTTTTTTGAAACAGCACGAACATCTGACCAATGCCCACCTACACCTCCGCCTTTAACTGATAACCATCTTAATTCTGCTGTGTGGTCAATCAATCCTTCTAACGAATCTGGCACATATGTTAAAAAGCATGAAATAGGTAATGCCTTTGCCTTTACGCCAGGTAATGGTGCATTTGATAACACAGGGGACGCAAACATAAACCAACCTTTAGATACATAATCATAAATGCGTTGAGCAAATTCTAAGTCACCGTCTGAGTACGCTACTGCTGCACGAGCAAATGCTTCTTGTGGTGTTTTTTCATCTTCTTGACAATAATAGTCTGTCAATAATTTTAAAGATTGCTCTGTTAAAATTTTATCTCTTTCTGAGTATATACTAATACCCAAATAGTTGCGACCTCTAGCCATGCAACACTCCTTTTGTTTTAATTGTTAATTAATGGAAATATTTCTGAAATAGCTTGACCTACGGCTTTTGCTACTTCAATATGTTCTTTTTGTGTCCCATGCTCAGACCTTAATTCAACATAATGAATCCATGATCTAATAGTTCCGTTCATATATAATCTGGACACTGTATTACCTTCTGGCAATACGGCACGTGCTTGCTCTTTAGCGATTCCGTTTTCAATCGCCCAAGTATATGCTTTACGTGCTTCAATGATTACTCTTTCTTGTGCAAGAGTCCATTCTTTTTTCAGTTCTGCATCATCAACTTCTATAGAATTTTGACGATTCTTTTCGTCTTGCAATCTTGCTTCACGCACTACAAACTCTAGATCCTTTGTAGGATCTGCATATCTTTGAGAAAACTCTTGAAAAGAAAAAGACCTATGTCTTAATATCTGTCTAGCGATATCTCTAGTTGTCTCAATTTCTAAGCAAGCAGATGCCATCTCAAATGGCGACCAATGCTTGTGCTTTGATAGATAGTTGAGTAACTTAGTAGAGGTCTCTGTATTAAGCTGATTTGATGGGTTAGATACTCTAGCGGCATACGCAATAAGATCCTGTACATCTTTTAGTCCTTCCTCAATGATTTCTTGTGTGGGTTGTGTGTACCCTATCAACTTTACCTTCATTTAACATTTTCTCCAATTACTTAATTCTAGCTTACCACTTAATCCTCTATGAGAATTTTCATCAATAACTAATTCAAGGGCGGCACTAGATTGACCGTCCATGACCATATCATTAATATCTTTCTGATTTACACCCTTGGGCCAGATACAAACACGAAGACCTTTGTCTAATATTTTTTCCATTTGTTGACATATTTGTCTATTCCTTGGTTCATTATCGTATACAAAGATTGCATTATCAGTGTTGTGTAACCCAGTTATGTTACCGTCAGCTCCTGCCATAGCCAATGAGTTTGTAAGAAACAAACTATCAATAGGTCCTTCGGTTACATAATACTTCTTATCGAAGTTTATGGTTTCGAGACCAAATACTTTGGGCATAGATTCATCAAGCATAATTGTTATATATCTTAACGAACTAGCACGCAAAGCACGTCCTTGGAATCCAAAGACATTTCCATAACCATCAATGAAGGGTAATACGAGTCTCGGTTCATCTATATCTATAGGCATCTTGCCTGGAAGTAAACTGTTGACCCACTCATTGAATTTAGATGCGTAATATAATTTATAATGCTTTGAACCTGGAATCCGCCTATTTTCTAAATATTTTTTTAAAAAATGTTGTGGTTGTAATTGACTTACTTTCTTCAATGAATGTAAAGGAGATTCCTTCTTCGTAAACGGTGGAGCCTTCTTTACAAGTTTCTCTAAAGGTTCAATAGTATTATTTGCATAGGACCTTGTTCTACGCTCAAGTCCCATGTCTATTATATATTCATTATGTAATGCAGGTTCAATGGCTTTTAGTAAATTTTTTAATGACATTGATGCATTACAGTTGTGACAATAATACAAAGCAAGATTGTCTTTTTCTAAAATCCAACCTCTAGCTTTAGTTTTCGATTTTTGACTATCGCCACATATAGGACATCTCATATTTGCTTTGTAAGGTTGCTGACTCTTTACAACAAACCTTTCAAGGCGTACAGAGAGGTATCCTGCATACTTAAGATCAATAGGATGCATAATAATAACCTGCAGTTAGTTTGCGCTGTATAACGTTCATTATACAGGTTTTTGTTCAAATGTCAACTAAAATTATTGCAGAATTGAAATAAAATTTCCTGCTTGTAGGAATGTAGCGATGAGGAATCCAAACCCCCAAGCCGTTCCCATGATATACCATTTCCATCTTTCTAATATAGCTATTCTTTTATCCATTGCAGATAATAGCCGATCTAGTTTAGAATGAAATTTATTTAAATCTGCTTTAAGTTCACGCTCACCATCTGTTATCCTTTGGTGAACAATTTCAATATCTTTTTCTGTTGCCTCTTGTTTGGTTTCATGTACAGCTAGTATTTGATTAATACCAGATGATACCTCAGCAATCTTATCAATAGCACTATCAAGCTTTTCTAAAACCTGATTGATACTGTTTACATCTCTTTTGAGAATTTCAACATCTGTTTTTATACTTAAATCTTGATCTGCCATTCAACTATATCACTCTTTACTTGTAATTAGCAAACCGTCTTAACGGCATGCCATCTTTGTTTTTCTTTTTATATTTCTTCATTTGTTTAGGTGTTAAACCTGGTTCACCAGCTTTACCGCCTGTACCTGCAACGTTTCCTACAACATTAGCAATGTCCTCATCAACAATAGATTCAAACATTTTGTTTATATCATAATCTTCTGCAAGAACCATATATTGTTTTAGACCTTGCTCTATCTCTTCTTCGGTTATCATTTCAGCATCTTTAATTCTATGATTTTCTTTAATTAACCATAAAGCTGCTGCATATGACCCAAGTCGTGTACTGCCCCCAGGAACTTTTTCAAGTAACCTTTTTAATTTTAAAACCATCAGATCGAACAACCCAAATGCATCGTGTTCTTTCTGTTTTCTAAAATCTTTACGTTTTCTTAACTGTTTACCTTTATCATCTATAATACCAAGCTCATACGCATCCCACTCCTTAAATGGAGTAGCAAGTCGTTTAATAAATTGATATAATAAAAATAAATCAATAACCATTAAATTTTCCTAAGCTCTTGTACTATTCTATCATCTAAAGATATATCAGTATTGTTAATTGTCAACCCGTTATATTCTATCCTATCAGGCATATATCCTAACATGATAATGAAAGGTTTTAAATAACTTTCATATTCGTGTAACTTCATAAACAACATATGTGTTGCTGGAGGTCCAAAACAATTGTATAAGACAATTAGATGATTTAATATCAAACGGACCTTAAGGTCATCATCTTCTTCATATCTCTTAAATAATCTTTTCAAATATTGAAAGCGCTTCAGGTCATCATAAAACTCATCGACTGAAGCTGCTTTCCTTTGGTCATAATGTTTCGCAGCAAAAATTGTAAAATTGTCTTCGTTCAATATCATTTTCTAATCACCCAATACTATTATTGTTAATTACAATAATATTTATTAGGAGTCAGCTACAACAGTATCTTCAGCTACACCATCACCAGCACCACCTTCATCAAGGCCTGCGTCTCCTTGTGCAATTGACATTGCAACTAAAGATTCTGCCTTGTGGCGTGTGATAGCCCCACCGGCGCCTGCTGTATATGTTGTATACAGATTCCAGCCACCTGTTTTAAGACCTTTTGCACGGTTACTCGCTACCGCTGCTTCTGTAGTATCAACAAAATAAGCATTGTCCTTATCTGTTGAGTTCAGATACTTTGGTGCGCTGTTAGCATCATCAGTATTTCCCCATAGTGCCATTTTACTTCTCCTTGTTTTTAGTTTTTAAGGCTTTAGAGATTGCTTTTCTTCTCATGTGTAAATATTTATCAGATTCGTCCTCATCGCCATCATTATCGATATCGCCATCTTCTCTGTCATCGAACTTTTTCTTGAGTTCTTTTTTGTCAACAGGATCCATCTTTGCTTCGTTTTGCATTTCTGCTACACATTTTTTTACTTCTTCTGCTGAGACATCATATTTTTTAGCTGCCATTTCGTATGTACAATTATCATCATCAATGTACATTTTAGCTGCCTTGATTACACCTTCACCATAACCCTCATACGCTTCGTTGGCATCTGACTTTTTCTTCATTTTTTTATTATAAGAAGAGTGAATATGAGCCTCCTCTAATGTAACTTGTAAATCTTTTGTAGGTACCCTAGTTTCAATGCCATGTGGAAACATAACATCATACCACTCAACAATACCTTCTTTAGTTGGGTCAGCGTGCATTGTAGGAATACAATCACCTCTTCCCCATTTTTCATGGACAACCTGCTTGGCACACATATGCTCTCTGTTAGCAGGATTATCGCTTGCACTTAATTTTTCAGACATGAACTTCTCCTTATTGTTATCTTATATTTATATTTTTGCCTTCATTAGTTGTCAACCTTAGCACCACCTCGCCATTGATAACATGACCAATAACGGGCTTTTGTTTTAGGACCAGGATTATCACAATTATGTCTGGCTCTAAAATTTTTTCTTCTTGCCGGGTCGTCTCTTTTGATTTCCATGTTTGGATCACCAAAAGTTACTTTGACAACATTACCTTTTTCGTTCTTAACATATACACCAAATTTACTATTAGACCCTGAAGGCAATCTAAAGGGGTCATTTAATTTAACCTTCTTTCCTTGATACTCAGCCTCTGTAATAACTAAATCATCATAAAGATCACACTCCTCACAGATTTGGTCAATCACATCTTCGTTGTGCTCTTTAAATGTTTTCATTTTATTGCCTCACAATTTTTTGCATTGGCTTTAAGTTCTTCACCTTCTTTATGTACCCACACATAAGAGTAAACAATTCTTCCATCTTCTGGTGCAGTACATTTTTTACCTAATTTAATCTCTGATGGAATAGTATGTCCACTACAAGATGCTAACATTAATCCCACTAATAATATTACTACTGTCTTCATTTTACTGGCATCACTCTTAGTTTGCCTGAAACATACATAGGATGATTCTTAATCGCTTTGTGAGTATCTTCCTCATCATTATGATTTACTTTCACAAAGTGTTTCTTTCCTCTCATAACAATATCATAACCTATTTTTGTTTTATCCATTGCCTTTT